GGGTAAAAGCTGTTCGGATTGAGGATGGCCTTGAGGCCCCCATCACCATGCAACCGGGATCCCCAGGAACGCCGCCCGGCACGGTGCCAGGATTTGTTGATCCTGAGGACTTGGAGGATGAAGACGAAGAATCCGAAGATGACGACGACCCAGCGGACCCGCCAATAGATTGATGCCATGAACATCCTTGACATCCTGTATCAACCCTGGGCCATCGCACCAGATCGCCTGATGGAGATCCAATCGATCTACGCGGCCCATTTGCGAGGCGAATCGATCGACATTGACGCAGTAGAGGCCCGCATCGGCCGGCAGCTGCAAAACCAGCCGCAGGGGTACCAGGTGCAAGACGGCGCCGCTCTGATCCCGCTGCGTGGCGTGATGGCGCCCCGGATGAACATAATGAGTCAGGTTAGCGGTGGAACCTCTACGGAGCTGTTCGCCCGCGACGTGCGTGTCGCCTTGGACGACCCAGAGGTTCGGTCGATTGTGCTGCTGGTGGATTCGCCCGGTGGCGCCGTAGGCGGGACTATGGCGGCAGCCTCGGCGGTGATGGGTGGCCGTGGCGTGAAACCGATCGCCACCTACAGCGATGGCACGATGGCCAGCGCCGCTTACTGGGTGGGCTCCGCCGCTGATCGGGTCTACGTGAGCTCTGGTGTTGACCAGGTGGGCAGCATTGGCGTGGTGGCGTCCCATGTGGACGTGAGCCAACGCGAGCAGGCTCTGGGCATCAAGACGACCGAGATCGTGGCAGGCAGTTACAAGCGAATTGCCAGTCAGTACGGGCCGCTCACCGAGCCGGGTCGTCAATCAATACAAGAACAAGTTGACTACATTTATTCCTTGTTTGTAGAGAACGTTGCCGTTTACCGTGGCACTTCCGTGGAAAAGGTGCTGTCTGACATGGCCGATGGCCGGGTGTTCATCGGCCAGCAAGCTGTAGATGCGGGCCTTGCCGATGGGATTGCTAGCCTGGATGATGTAATCAACGAACTCAACGACCGGGCGGCGACCGCTTCCCGGATCTCCGCAACACTCCCCCCTTCACCGAGATCTTCTATGGACCACATCCAAACGGCTGCCCAATGGGCCGCTGAGAACCCGGAAGCTGCAGCGTTGCTGCGAGCCGAAGGCGCCACTGGTGAGCGTGACCGCATTGCTGCGGTGCGGGCCCAATTGCTGTCTGGCCATGAAGCGCTCATAGAGAAGCTGGCTGCCGATGGCGTCACCACAGGCGCAGAGGCAGCCCTCCAGGTGGTAGCCGCCGCCCAGTTTCGACACCAGAGACAGGCGCAGGCCCGGTTGAATGACGCCATTGACCCAGTACCTCAGGCTGCCGCTCCTGCCATGGAAGACGCAGTGTCAGGCTCTCGGTTCGGGTCCAACGGCGTGATTGACGGCAAAACCGACGTTGCCGCTCTCGACGCTGCCGCCAAGGCTTACCAGGCCGCCCACCCCGGCACCGACTATACATCCGCCGTCAAGGCGGTCCAATCCAACGGAGGCAACTGATCATGGCTGTAGGCGAATTCACTCTGCTTCAGAAGTCCATCACACTTTCTGCGGCCAGGACCCAGTACCGGGGCGTTCTGCTCACCGGTGCCGCCGTATCTGCTGGCGGCAGTGGCTACCCCTGTGCCACCGGTGGCGCCATTGGTGAGCTTATCCCCGTGGTGCTGGAGGGTGTCGCGATCGGCGAAGCCGGGGCGGCAATTACTGCCGGCGCAGGCCTGGAGTTTGACTCGGCCGGCCGATACATCACCAAGGACACCGGCATACTTGTGGGCCGTGCTCTCACTGCCGCATCTGGGTCTGGATCGACCCTTGAAGTTTTCATCATTCCTAACTAGGTAACCCCCAATGCCCCAACTCACTCCTTCTCAGGCACGGGTTTCAAACCCCGTCCTTAGCTCCATTGCTCAAGGCATTCAGCAGGCCGACTTTGTGGGAAGCAATCTGTTTCCACGGGTCGATGTTAAACAGCGTGGTGGCCAAATCATAACTTTTGGCCGGGAATCGTTCAAGCTATACAGCGGCACAAAACGCGCCCCGGGAACTGCTACCCCAAGGGTGCAGTTTGGTTATGCTGGCGCACCTTTCGCCCTCATTGATTCATCCATAGAAGGCAAAGTTCCCCTAGAAATTCAGCAAGAGGGCCGGGCAGCCAGTTTTACCCTAGACCATGCTAACGTGGCATTGCAAGGAGCGGACTTAATCCTGGCCCTAGAACTAGAGATTGCGCAGGCAACACTGGCCACCACGTTGAACAACCATGCCGTCACCAATCGCGTAACCCTTTCGGGTACGGCGCAGTGGTCCGACCAAACCAGTGGTGTCAGCAATCCGCTGATTGACATTGAAGTCGGAAAGGAAGCCATCCGCGCTGGCATCGGCAAGCGTCCCAACGTTGGCATTATCGGCGCAGCTGCATGGGCAAAAACTAAGTATCATCCAGCCCTACGTGCTTACACTCAGTATACCGGTCGAGAAGTTGCAACCCTTTCCATACTGGCTGAACTGACAGACATTCAAAACTGGTATGTAGGCGACGCATTTTACTCTAACGACGCCGGCACAAATACTGACGTCTGGGGCAAGGATGTGGTACTTGCCTACACATTGAAAGGGACCGTAGCTGACTATGGGCTTCCAACCTACGGTTATACCTACAACCTGGAAGGCTACCCACTGGCCGAAGACCCCTACGAGGATCGCAACGCAAAGTCGCAGATCTTCCCCGTCACTCGGGCTGAAGCGCCTGTGATTGCTGGGCAACTGGCTGGCTACCTGATCAAGTCTGCGGTGGCTTGACCATGAACAAGTTTGTCGTGACGATCGGCCCCGTCGTGGTCAACGGGGACTGCTATAAAGACGGGGACACGATCCTCGTAGATGGCGACGCAGCCGCCGCTCTGGTGGCCGCTGGTGCCATCGAGCCTGTCAAGGCAGCCGGCAAGGATTCCAAGCCCCCGGCGGCCGACTGATGGCTTTCATCGAGGATCTCAGCGTCTTCCTCGACCTTGACGGCTTCGGCGTTCCCGTGACTGCCGGAGCCGTTTCTGGCGTGGGGATTCTCGATGTAAATAGCGAATTGATCATCGACGGCGAGATCAATGTGATTGAATACCTGCTGACCGTCCCGACTAGCACCTTCGGCAGCCTGGGCTACGGCGACTCAGTGATCGTAGATGGGGTCAACTACAAATGCAAAACCCAGCCGCAGCGCTTTGAAGACGGAAAGTTGTGCCGGGTGGAGTTGATCAAGATCACAGCCGATCAAGTCCCCGTGCTGATCTTTGACGGTGACTTCTTATGACCACATATCAATCCCAGTCTACCAGAGTCCGCCAGCTATTCAGCACCCTGGCGGCAGTCACAGCCAGTAATCCGGTACTGCTAGAGGGCGAGAAGTGGAATGAGAAAGACGCCACAACAGGACGCGCCACGGGCCGCACCAAGACGGGCGATGGGGTCGTATCTGGCACCGCGCCCAATCAAACCATCACTGGAACAGTCTTCAACGACCTACCGTTTGATCCGGGCGGCAGCGGTGGTGGCGCCACAAACCTCAGCATTGCAAACCGAACAGCCGCTGGCCTGACGATTGCCAGCGACACCGGCACGGATGCTGATGCGCCAGTCGCGACGACAACGCTTGCCGGCCTTCAGAGCGCCGCTGATAAAACAAAACTGGACAGTATCACCGTTAATAGTGCGTTAGAAATTAGAATTTATGTGCGCAACAATTCAGGAACATCAATCCCAAAAGGAGCGCCTTGCTATCAGACAGGTAGCAGTGGAACAACTATAACAGTTGCGCTTGCCGACGCATCAAGCGAAACAACCGCATCGCAGACGCTAGGACTAGCGGAAAACGTAATTGCTAATAATTCCTTTGGCCATCTGAAAGCTGTTGGCGAACTTACCGGCATCGATACATCTTCTCTTGTTGAGGGAGAAATTGTATGGCTTAGCGAAACGACCGGAGCGCTTACGACTACGCGACCAACGCAACCGGCCCATGGAGTCGTATGCGGCTATTGCGCAAAGCAGGGTAGCGGAACTAGCGGCATTGTGTACGTAAAGATTAACAACGGCCTTGAGCTGTCAGAACTGCACGATGTTCTGATCACCAGCGCAACGCCAGGACAGGGGCTGCGGCTGGGCTCTGATGGGCTGTGGCGCAACCATGCCTTTACCGCTGCGGACGTTGCCGCCGATGCGGCAGGAACGGCGGCGGCAGCGGTAGCGGCGCACGTTGCCGCTGCAGATCCTCACCCCACGTACACCACGGCGATCGAGGCAGCAGCAGCGGCCCCGGTGCAGTCGGTAGCGCTCACGCCTCCCACCGGCTGGAGCTCCAGCACCGCGAACACGGGCGGCAGCGTGACGCTCAGCCTGGCATTGCCCACGGGCTACAGCCTGCCCAGCGACGCGAGTCAGGCCAACTGGAACACCGCCTACAGCGAGCGGCTGCGCTGGGATGGCGGCAGCACGGGTCTGAACACAACGACCGCTCGCGCCAGCCTGGAGCTGGGATCGGCGGCGCAGCGCGATGCAGGCACGGCCCCTGGCAACGTCCCGGTGCTGGATGGATCGGGACTGGTCCCCTCGGCTCTGCTGACCGATGTGATCGTGATTCCGGTGGGAGATGAAACCACAGCACTCACCGCCGGCACAAACAAGGTTAAGTTCAGGATGCCTTTTTCCGCCACATTGCTGGCGGTTCGAGATGGCGTCAACATCGCCCCGACCGGCTCTCCGCTGATTGTGGACATCAACGAAGCCGGAACATCGGTGCTGGGCACGAAGCTCAGCATTGACGCCACCGAAACCAGCAGCACCACCGCCGCCAGCGCCGCAACGATCATAGATTCCAGCCTGGCCGACGACGCCGAAATTTCAATTGACATCGACCAGGTAGGCAGCACGGTCGCCGGGGCTGGCCTCAAGGTCTACCTGTTCGTGCGGAGGGCATGATCATGCAAAACCTCGTCCTGCTCGACACTCAAACCGGCCTGATCCAAGACTACCCCCGCTGCGATGAGGAGCCCGTGGAGGGCCTTGATTTGCGCTACGAAGTGCTGCGCATCGTGCGCGAGCCAGCGCCGCAATACGACCCGGCCACGCACAACCGATCTGAAACGCGCAGCATTGACCGTGAGGCTGGCGAGTGGCGCTGGGGCTGGGCTGTTGAGCTGCTTCCGCCTGTGCCTCCAGCGCCGGATTGGCGCACGTTCAAGCGCACGCTGCTGGCCCATCCTGCGATCAAGGCCCTATTGAGTGAAGCCCTGTCTGAGGATCCGGCGGCTGCACTGAGCTTGCCAACTACCTTGCTGCTTACAGCGGCCACCAATGCCGCAGACCCCGACGATTTTCGAGGCGCTTGGTTGGCGCTACGCCAGCAAAATCTGGTATCACCTGAGCTGCTGCAGGAAGTGCGCGGTCTGGCCCTGCAGCTGCACCTCCCCGATGCGTTCGTAGCGGCCCTCGGCGGCGCCGCCCGCCCGGCCGCAACGGCGCTTGGGCAGGAATGGATTGATGCAGCTGGAGATCTATGGATCGTCGTGCAGGCACGCGGTGAGGGCGGGCAGTTCCTGGCCGACGACCCAACCACTCCGGAGCGTGAATCGCTGGCCTGGGAGAGATATTGATGGCAATCATTTGGGTAGGGACAGGCAGATTCAACGCCTACATAGGCCCTGTCCAGGATTACATTGATCGGGTAGTGGCAGCGGATGTTGCTGCCGGCAACACTCTGGGTCTAGATGTTGGCGTCCGCGATAGCTACGACGTATTTATTAGAGACTCCCTTGATGCTGGGCATCTTGGTAGCAGCGGCGGCGTAATTAGTCAAGCCAACAGTATCATTAAAGCCGCTGCCATCCTGGCCGGCGCTCGCACACTTGCCGGGGCTCTGGTTCCGCTGGTGGGACCGGCGCCAACTAGCATCAATTTTGTTGACGCGGACTATAACAGAAAGACGGGGCTATTAGGCAATGGCCTTAGCACCGCAAGCAATAAAAGGTTAAATTCTAATAGGCTTGCAACAGCAGATGGTCAAGACAATTGCCATCTTGCGATTTATGCTACATCGGCATCTACGCAAGCTGTAAATTTTCCAATTTTGATCGGCGCTAATAACAGTCAGTACTGCATTGGCTTTTATGCGTCTAACAAGGATTATTACTGGAGAGCCAAGAGCGCTACAACAGTCGTACGTGGTACTCATTCGTCCGGCTTTATCGGCCTATCAAGGGCCGCGTCTAGTTCGTTTTCCGCCAGGTATGGGGGAGCCACTCAAACGCTTACGAGCAATTCAACAGCCATCTCTGCTGTTCCTGTATTGATTTTTGCTGGAAACAACAGCAATAACACAGCGTTTTCCGAACCTAGTAGTCCTAGAATTTCGTTTTATTCCATAGGATCAGCTATTGGCCTTTCACCGCTTGATTCCAGGGTTGCCACCCTGATGGCCAGCCTGGCCGCCGCCATTCCATGATCTATGGTTATGATGAGTGCATTGCTCCCCGCTCCCCTGGCGATGGCGCCCAACGACGACAATAAAGGCGCCGCTCCTGGGTTCCTTCAGG